TGGCGTATCTGTATACTCTAATGAATTTAAGAATATGAAGTGGAAAGAGTTCAAGGCTCTCTTAGCTGGTTTGTCCGGAGAAACACCGCTTGGTCGAATCGTCCAAATTCGGAGCGAAGATGACCCTAAAATGCTAGAGGTATTTTCCGAAGGTCAGCATCGTATTCGCAACGAATGGAGATTGAAACTTGCCAAAGAGAAAACAGAACAAGATTTGACTCAAGTTCTTGAAGAATTAAAACAAGCCTTTATTGAGATGGCTAAGTAGGAGGTGATAGCTATTGGCACAGACAGTTGGCCAGATTGGTCTTGACCTTGTCGTCAACGACAAACAATTTAAAGGGCAGATGAGTGGCTTGCAAGGGATGGCGACGAAAGCTGCCAAGATGCTTGCGGGAGCATTTGCAATCAAGAAACTTGTTGATTTTGGAGCTCAAGCTATCAAACTCGGCTCAGATCTCAACGAAGTACAAAACGTTGTTGACGTTGCTTTCCCACGTATGAGCAAGCAAGTCGATGACTTTGCAAAACAAGCTATGTATACCTCTGGGTTATCAGAGACCATGGCAAAACGATACATCGGTACATTCGGTGCGATGACTAAGGCTTTTGGTTTTAACGAACAAAAAGCTTACGAGATGTCGACAGCCTTAACTAGTTTAGCGGGTGATGTGGCATCTTTTTATAATCTTAGTCAAGATGAAGCTTACACAAAACTGAAATCAGTCTTTACTGGTGAAACAGAGACACTTAAAGATTTAGGTGTTGTCATGACTCAATCAGCACTTGATGCGTATGCAATGGCTAACGGCTTTGGAAAGACGACACAAGAAATGTCTGAGGCTGAAAAAGTTGCTTTGCGGTTTGCATTTGTAACAGACAAGCTTTCATTAGCTAGCGGCGACTTCGCTAGGACATCTGATAGTTGGGCTAACCAAGTTAGGATTATGAAGCTACAGTTCGAAAGCTTTATGGCAAGCGTCGGAGTTGGCTTGATTAACATTTTTACCCCTGTTATCAAAGTTATTAACTTTTTGCTCAGCAAATTGCTGACAGTAGGTAATGCTTTTAAGGCATTGACGGAGCTATTTACTGGCAAGAAGTCAATGAAAGGCTCCGGTATTCAAGAAACAGCTGATGCAGTTGGTAATTTAGGAGAGGCTTCTGATGGTGCAGCAGGAGGAGCTGGCAACTTAGGAAAAGCCGCCAAAGGGGCTGGAAAGGCTGCGGATGGCGCTGGTAAAGCAGCTAAGAAAGCTGCCCAAGAAATGAAATCTCTCATGGGATTTGACCAAATCAATAAACTATCTGACTCATCCGATAGCGGAGATGGTGGTGGAGATTCCGGAGGCGATCCTGGTGGTTCAGGCGGCGGAGGTGGTGGAACACCTAAAGGCGCCGAAGTCGACATGGGCAAAATTGCTGAAGGCGGTAATCAATTAGATGGTCTATTTGATGGATTGTTTAAACGATTGCTTGAACTCGTCAAATTATTTCAGGATGGATTCAATGCATCATTTAGATTCGATGGTGTTGAACGCCTTCAGAATGCTTTAAAACGAATCGGCGAAGTGCTTCAAGAGATTTTTACAGATCCAAAAGTTGTTGCTTCATTCCAAACCATGCTTGATAAGATAGCTTATGCTCTAGGGCAATTTGTTGGCTCGATAGGGACTGTCGCTCTCGGGATAGGAGTCTTTATAGCCGAAAGCATAGCTAACGGCTTAGAGCGCCAAAAAGAGCGTATTAAGAGTGCTCTCGTGTCTCTATTTACCAACATAGGAAACGTAGCTGAGGTTGCTGGTAATATCGTTCAAGCTTTCTCAAATGGTTTTTACGATGTCATTACATCTTCTGGTGTGGTTCGCATAGGTAGTGCTATTGTATCTGCGTTTTTAAGTGCTGGTAGCACAGTAATTGAATTAGGCAGTAAGATAGCAGGAGATTTTGCTAAAGGAATTGAAAAAGCAATACTCCCGAATGTTCTACAGTTAGTAAAAGCTTGGACAGGATTATTAGATGGCATCACTCCTGTTTTTGAAAGTTTAGAATCACTGGTAGATGATGTTGGTGATGCGTTGAAACGTGTGTACGATGACAAAGCAAAACCATTTATTGACTCTTTGACAAGTGGTTTTGGTCAGTTGATGAAAAGCTTTTTGGATGGGTGGAACACTTACCTCAATCCAGTGCTATCAAAATTGGGCAAAAAGTTTTCGGAAGTTTATGACGCTCATGTAAAACCAGCTATCGATAATCTATCTATGCTTTTAGGTAGTTTTTTTGATTTTTTCAAAGCAGCTTGGGAAGACTTTGTTTTGAATGTAGATGTCACAAAATTTATGGAGACTCTTAGTGGATTAGTAGAAATTGTCGGTACAACGTTGATCAATGCTATTGCAGCACTCTCTGATATTATCGGTGGTCTTGCTCTAGCTCTATCTGGTTTGATTGATTTTGTAACGGGTGTTTTTACAGGTGATTGGGATTTAGCTTGGAACGGAATTAAAAATCTATTTTCCGGTATTATCAAATCTCTCTTGGCCGCACTTGGAATTGACATCGATTCGATGATTGCAGAGTTTACCCGTTGGTGGGAATCTGTTAAGACCATTTTTGCACCTGTTTCTCAATGGTTCAAGGATAAATTTAAACAAGCCTGGGATGCCATTGTTGCTATCTTTACTGGTATTGGTTCTTGGTTTTCTCAACGCTACAATGAATTAAAAAGCAATCTTGCTTCTATTCCTGATTGGTTCAAAGACAAATTCCGCAACGCGTGGACAGGTTTGACAGGTATCTTCAATCCTATTGCAAGTTGGTTTGCAGGGAAGTGGAGTAATATCCAATCTGCTCTTGCTAGTATACCAGGGTGGTTTTCTTCAAAATTCAGCGAAGCATATAACAATGTCAAGAATGCATTTTCGGGCATTATCGGGTTCTTTAGCGGACTTTGGGGGCAAATACGCTCAACGTTTACTCACGTTGGAACCATGGTTGGAAGCGCCATTGGTGGTGCTGTACGTAGCGTTATTAACGGGGTACTAGGGACGGTGGAAAGCACAATTAATAGTGGTATCGGATTGCTTAATAGTGCGGTTGGCGTGATTAATAAATTACCTGGTGTAAGTATCGGTGGCTTTAGTTACATTGGGCTACCTCGACTTGCTCAAGGTGGCTTTGTTAAGGCCAATACACCACAGATTGCCATGATTGGTGACAACAAGCATTACGGTGAGATTGTTGCTCCGGAAAATAAAATGCTTGAAATGGCACGTCGTGCAGCCGAGTTGTCAAATAATGGCGGTGGCCCAGAAGTTCTAGCTTTACTGACACAGTTGTTACAAGCGGTTCGTGCTCTTGATTTGACAATTGATGGTGATAAAATCACTAAAAAAATTGTAGATAAAATCAATGAAATTGCAATTAAAACAGGGGAATCCCCCCTCATGATTTAGGAGGTATGCATGAGTGAAATATCAGTAGGTGGAGTAGCTCTTGCTTCTCCAGTTGAAATCAGCATCAATAATGAGATTATCTGGTCGTCTTCTACGGGTCGTAGTGCTAGTGGATTGATGACGGGTGACGTCATTGCAGAAAAACGTACATTTTCTATCAAATGGGGAATTATCACAGAAGCAGAAAGAAATCTTATCAAGTCTAAATTGGTAGCCGGATTTTTTACTGCAAACATTTTAGGACAGTCTATCACTGGTTATCGCGGAACTATCACAGAGACAGTAATGGGGCGTCTGAGTGACGGTGTGACCTATTACAACGGCTTATCTGTATCTATTATCGAGCAGTAGGAGGAATTATGCTAGAAGTAACATCAGATTATATCAAAGCAATAGAGAACGATCTGCGCGTGTTTGAGGCTAACTTTGACTTAAATGGTAAGAGATACACAAAAACCAAAATTGCATCAGCTACTTACGATAGTTCCATCAGTAATAGTAATGATTTTACAATTGGTGGTGGGTACATCAATAGTCTAGAAATTGAAATTAAAGAGATTATTGAAGGTCTGCAAGAAATGATGCCGGCAACAATGTCGGTAGCAATTGCGGGTAAAACCGTCCCACTTGGCAAGTTTTTTGTCACCGAGGTCAAGCTAGATCGTAATGATAAAAAGACCAAAATTAAGCTACAGGACGAGTTTATTAGATTGTCCGGTGCTTATGATAGTCAGCTTACTTATCCAGCTTATACAAGGGATATTTTAGCCGAAATTGTGAGATTGACAGGGATCACGACAGCTACTAATATCCAATTAGTAAATGATCAAGTTGCGAAGAAGCTAGAAAAAACAAGTTATCGTGAGGCCTTAGTTTACTTGGCGCAATTGTCAGGAAGCTTTGTTAGATTTAATCGTAATGGGAAGCTTGATTTTATCAAGCTAAAGACAACATCAAGACATATCACAAAAGATATGTATAAACCTGGCGGATTAGAACGTGACGAGATACCTTACAGGTTGAAAGGTATTGAGTGTGAGTCTGCTGATAAGGTTGTGTATAAATCAGGATTGTCCACAGGTAATATCATGAAGATAAAAAATCCATGGGTTACACAAGAAATTCTGGATCGTGTCTTCAACGAATACCGTGATTTTAACTTTTATCCATATACGCTCTCATGGCGTGGTGATATGGCTATGGAAGCTGGTGACTGGGTTACAGTACACTGGGATGAAAATATCTATTTTGACATTCCAATGCTGTCCTACAAACTTTCGTTTGATGGTGGTTTATCTGCCCATAGTAGTGGAAATGCTGCTGGGGTTGCACAAGGTACTTATAAATATAAAGGGGCCATGCAACGTCAAATTGAGTATTTGGACGAACTTATCACTAAACAAGGTAGTATGTATCTTGATACATCAAATCCTACCAAACCAAAAAATGGAGATATATGGTTTAAACCAAACGGTGGCTATGTTGAAATGTGGGAGCGTGTAGAAGGTTCATGGGTTAAAAAGGCAGACAGCGCTAATGTAGGAGAAATTGTCAATACGATAACCACGGATGAATTGCTAGCAAAAAAAGTCTCTGCAGCAATTGGTAATTACATTACGTTAAATGCCAAAAATATAACTGCTGGAGATACCTGGGATAATACTGGAATATTCGAATATTCATTACATTCTACTGGATCAACAAAATATAAATTTTTGATGTATTTTAAGACTTTAAAAAAAGTTGATTATTCTAGATTAATACAAAGTCATGGACAAAATTTTTCTATTTTAAAAAGTATAACCTTCGATAGTTTGACAGATGCAAATTTTTTGGATACTCTTTATTCTAATATACCACTAAAGCTAAAAAATAAAAAAAGATTCTTGTTTGGAAAAGTATCCTCAGTAGGATATGTTGAAGAAAATTCAATGAAAGTACTGAAACTTGAATTGTACTTTATAAATCCTGATAACACATTGGAGACCAAAGTATTTTTTAAAACGGAATACTTAGAAGATTTATTAAACAAACATGACGATGAACAGGAAAAATTAAAGGAGGGGTTTGATTATTCTTCAAATAGCCCAAAAGATATGGTAACAATAATAACGAGACATGGAGTAGTGCATAAAGTCAGCGAAGATTTAGAAGGAACAGAAAAAGAGTTATATGATTTTGTCATGAAACTTTTTAAGGATGAAATACCAAAAGAATATTTTGAATACAGGGATAAAGGTTATATTAAATATCACTAAATCTATCCGCTAACCGATAGCTTAAAATTTATAATTAAATATTGAATAAATGTGGTAATTTGAGAGTTATAATTTTTAAGTTTGAA